ATTTTGGCAGGCACTGCCTTTATCATTTGCTGCGACTTGAGCACCTCCGCAGAATTTATTGCGTTGTGAAAGTCGGTAAGATTTTCTATATTTGTCTCCATAATTGTTTAAGGGTTTGAGCGGTTTTAAATTAGGGAGCGCACCTTGCGCCCCCTTTTTTTTTTGTTAAAATGGTGCTTCTTCTTCTGCTGCGCCCATCCAAGCAGTGTCAACTGGTGCTGCAACATTCGGTGTGAATGGCTTACTGATTCTCGCAATGTACTCATCAGAAATCTTGATTTTATCCTGAATAAAGTCGGGCAACTTTAAGAAGCTAACCTCATCGTGATCCTGCGTGTTGTAAGTTAATGCTTCGTTAAACGCAGGAGGGCAAATTAAGCCTTTAGGCAGCGGAGATATTCCGATAATATTTGCATAAGTTGCGTCACCTTTTTGAACGTGGGTAATGTTTAACATACACGCCTTACCAAGTAAACTAAAGATGTCGAAACTTCCTGCAACATCATCAGGCATCTTCTTGCCTGCCCAGCTTTCGATGTCTCTGCGGAGAACCGACTTGCTATTCATTGATAAGTTGTAGATTGCTCTTGCGTAGAAAGGTTTTAAGCCTTCGCCTTTTTCAAACTCGCAGAGTTCTGTCGGCAGCTCGAATATTAGCTGCACTTTGCGTTTCTTGCCGGGATACTGTCCCGTTTGCATTGTTGTACCTAAGTCAACGATTTGGTAACATCTTGCAGGAAATGCGCCCTCAGGCGCAATCTGACGGGAGGTGTTATTCCCGATGGGTGCTGTTAAAGCCATAGTGATTGATTATTTGTTTTGAGTTGAAATTACAATTGAATCGAAGGCAATCATTGCCTCTTGAAAAACTTTTTTGTACTTGTGATGGAACTCCGCTTTGCTTGACTCAAAGTACAAGCGATTGCAATAAGGCACATCGTTTATCTGCTCTCTGCTGAACTGCCTTGCAACAGTTACCGCGTCAAGGTCGCATCTTTGAAAGATGCCTTGCTTGCAGCCATCATCTACTATGCAGAGAAGCAAGTTAGCTAAATGGTCATACTGCCAAAATTGAGTGTTGTCGTGTGATTTGAAATAGGTTTTCATAGGGTTTGAGTATAGTGGGCGGTAGTGAGCCGCCCTGATTAAAGTGAAAATTAGTCGTTGTATGTAAAGTCTTTTACTGTTTCAGGAAGTTCTGTATAAATTGTATATCCCCATCTGTTAGCGTAGTTTGTAGCTTTACGCATTGTGTCAAATCTTTTAACTGAATAAATTTCTTTAGAGTTAAAAAAGTTAAGGTAAAATTCTTGTCCGATTTTTTCGATGTGTACCATGATTTTTGAGTGAGTGAGTGAATGTTTGATTGAATAATTATAGGGCAAATGTAAAACTATATTTTAAATACGCAATACATTAACAAAAATAAATGCAAAATAATTTTATCCAACTACATAAAGCGTTGGTAATCAGCACAATAAATTTACACTATTTCGCAGCTCTGCTCACTCCGAAGCCGATTAAAGCTCCAACTCCTACCTTGAAAGCGGTGGTTTCATACCACTTTTTCTCTTGCTTAATGTAGATATTGTTCATTCCAGTTATCTGCATATTAGGATTGTCGATGCGCATCCGAATCACTTTATCTCTGCGCTTAAATAGTCCTTTGCGGATTGTATCACCAACGGCGTAAGTAAAATCGGCATTCATAATCAATGAATCAATTTGCAGGCTGCCTTTATTGGTCAGCTCGCCGCCAATAACCCAAAACTTTTCAGCCTTGTAGAACTTCAAAGGCAAGCGAAGATGCGGCACTCGGTCGATGATAACAGTATCGCCGACCTTAAACTCGGTTTTAATTACTGTGCGAGTTTTGAATTTCACTACTTCAACGGGATTGTTCAACTCCAATTCAAGTGCTGCAATCTCTGCGGCTTGAATTGCTGCGATGCTTTCATTGTTAGCAATTATCTGCGCTTGAGTTACAATAGTTGAGCTATCATCGAAGCGAGTTGATGTAAACTTACAAGGGTCGCAACCTTGAGTGCAGCTTCTAATTAAGAGCAGCAGCAGTATGAGGCAAGTTGCCAAGAGTAGCTTGGTGGATTCCATCTTTTATAAGTTTAAAAAGTTTCTTTTTGCTTTTCAGCAGGATGCGCTTATTTGTAATCTCCGCTTCTAAGATGTTTAATGCCACGCAAACGGGCATAAAATTTTCAATTACGTGCAGTGAAGTAACTTCGACCAGTCTCTCCTCAGTTGTCATATCTCGCGCGATGCTTTATTGATTAGTTGCTTCATTGCGGTATCGAGCTTGTCAACGCTTGCATCAATCATTTCAAGCAGCGCAATCTTCTCATCATCAATATTGGTTTCTCTTAGCATCTTAGTTAGTGGTTTGATGTTAACGAATGGCTGGCGTAATTCGTGTGATAGGATAAAGCGAAACTCCTCAAGCAATGCTCTTTGCCTTTCGTATTCGTGCGCAGTTATGCTAGTTACATCGACAAGCTGCAAACCTAAGAAGGTGATGCGGTCGCCGATGGCAAAGCAGTTCCAAATATTATAGCGGTGTATTAAGTTCTTATGCTTTGTGCGAGCATAAACTCTTGCAGGCTCAGGCGATTGCTTGATGGCTTTTTTTATTGCCTCTATAAAATCTTCGCGGTCGGTTTCAATGTCAACTATATCGGTAATCTTTTTCGGCTGTATATGGCTCACATAGCCTTTAAACAATGTATTGTTGGATATTATGTTGCCTTGCAAATCGGTAACAACATAAAACAAATCAAAGTTATTTTCTAGGATGTATAAGAGAGACATCTGCGAAGGTCATTAAAAAGTTTACCCCAAGATGCAAGAGAGTTATATAACCAGTAAACGGTCAGCAGAATTGTAAAACTAAAGAGCACCCCCATCACTGGCGCATCGATAGTCTTATCGCAGTTCACTACTGTTTTTGGCTTAATCTCAATGCGCTGATATGGCTTAGGATGCACCAAGAAAGGTGAGCTACTTGGGTTGATTGTATCGCTTGCGTAAACATCTTGAATCATAGGCGTTTCAGTGTGAGGCATTACATAATCTTTATGCGGCAATTGAAAAGTATTGCCCCATTGGTCGGTTGCATACTCTTTGCCAAAGATAGTGAACTTTTCAATTGGCTCACCGTAGTTCCAAACTTCATAATGTGTATGCAACTTGCAGCCCTTACCTAAAATGCAGGTATTGCTTAGCGTTACGATGGTATCAGTTCTTTCAGGGTTCATTGTTATTGGCTTTAGGAATGTACCCTGCTGCAATCATAGCGGCTACAATTGCGGCAAGTGTTTCGGTGGAAATAACTTTGAAAATCAGCGCAAACACGCTCGATAAAATTACCATTGAGCCGATTGTTGACCTCCAATGTTTTACAATAATATCTAACGATTGCCTAAATCTGCTGACTTTTCGCCTCATAGTTTTTATACGATGGGCTTAAAATAAAGTTCAGCCTCTATTCGCCTACGAGTTACTAAGCCATTTCGCTTCAAGCCGCCTGCATTCACCCACTTTGCAAACTCCCTACTTATTGCAGGATCGTCAGGATTCGCTTTTACCTTCTTTAGCAGAGTTGATTTAGCCAGTGCAGCAGTGCCCAAGTTAAAAGCAAATGACACCAAAGCATCAAACTGATTTTGATTGACCACAGTTGCGTTAAGAAGTGCCGAAACATTCTGCTCAAAGTCTCGCACTGTTTTGCGCAGTAGCACATCAGCCTGCTCTTTGGTAATCTTATCACCGAGCTTGACCTTAGAATCATTAGCGTAATAGGTTGCGCCATATCCAATGGTAGGCACATTTGCACTACATAAATAAGCAGTAAGACGTAAGCCCTCAAAGGATTTAATTAAGTCGAGACCTTTGTTGCTAACTGATTTCATATTGGAAGATAGCATAAAAAGGAACAGCACTTTCTGAAAATGATGTATCTGCTGAGCTTAACAATAATCTGCCTCCAAACTTTATAATTCCATTGCATTGATTTGGCTTCCATATATTAGCGCATCCAATAGTTTCATAAGTTGCCGAAGCAATTGGGAGCGTGAAATCAAATGAGCCGTCTGTTTCAACTGAAAAATCAACGTTAACAGAACCTACTATTGTGCAAGTTACAACACTACCAGTTCTTGAATATCTTGCTAAGTCAATAGTTGCAGAACTTAGTGCATCAGTTTCACCACTAATTGTAGGTGTCCAAGTTCCTGAGATTCCACAATTAGCAACTTCAATTTTCTTAGTTGTTCCTGCTGGAGATTGCGAGGTGTCGCTTACATCAACGATGCAAAGATAGTCGCCTGACTCCGCTACGCTAAGAGCCGATAAGTCTGTTATTTTTATGCCTGCCATAATTTCTTAATTGTTAAGTATGTAAAAAACTGCATCCGCTGCATTAGCGAAAGTTGTATAATTTATTGTGTATTGTTCAACGCTGATAAGCAAGATACCTTCGCTTGTCTCCAAGTGAAAGGTAAGCTCATCAACTAAATCGCAGAATTGCCCCGATATTACGTTTATGTTTATCATTGCTTAGTAATTTGAAAGTAAGACATAAGAGTTGAATCGCCAGCCGCTCCATTCTGAATTGCAAAGATAATATATTGATTGACTGTCCAATCAATATTTGAATTTGTTAATGCAGCGGTTGAGGTTTGCGGCTCTTGAAAAAGCCCCGAAGTAGTCGCACTGTTATTCTGCGTAACTGTTGCCGATTTTATTACAGAATTTTTTTCAATACCAAAATTAATTTGTGCGTTTGCTGCTGATGTACTTGTTGAAATCAATGTTGCTGCTGGCACTGTTAATGAATCGGCAGTATTGATGTAAACTCTAAGCGTTGTTAAGCCTGCCGTTCCTACCTTGCTTATTCTCGCTCTAATCTGAATTATATCTCCAACGGCAAATGTATTAGCTGGCACTAATTGACCGAAAACTTTTGTGTTTGCCGTTGTACCAGTTACCGCCGAAGTGTCGGTTGTGCTCTTGTAAGTTGAG